GTTAAGTTGGCTTACAAGACCAACGATGTTGATTTAGTTTCTTTCCTCGAAGATGACGACCACCCTCATGCATATGAGGGAGACTTTTCTCGCAATGACCGTGAACAGCGGTCTCGCGTCGCGTTATTGACCGACGCCTGGTTAGATGTGTTGGGCCTACCTTCATGGTTGAGGACCCTAGTGTTGGAGATGGAAGACTTCACCGTACAGAACAAGCGATTTGGTATGAAGGCATCATTGAAATACCAATTGCCCACAGGCACCACACTTACCACCTTCCGTAATTCATGCTACAACGCTGTCATGGCATCTACCGCTTGCGCGCGGCAGTGCATTGAGAGCGCCAAGGCGTGCATACTTGGGGATGACATTTTGATGGTCACTCGATCCCCTTTTTTGCATTTCAGAATGGAAACGGTTGGTTGATAGGTTCAAGATGGTGTTGAAGGGCAAAGCTGTTAAGTTAAACGGTGGGGCCACATTGTTGTCTCGTCGCCTCATAATTTTTGGCGACGAAGTCAAGTGCATGTTGCCGCTTATTGGTAAGGCGCTTGCGCGGTTTAACGCACGCGCCAGTATGAACACTGGAGTTACCGATTCGCAGTATATGGCCGGTAAGGCTCTAAGCTATGCTTATGAGTTCCGGCATGTGCCTTTCATGCGCGACTTTTTCATGAGACGCTTCCACTCTGAGGATCAGAGTTTTCTCACACTAGACGATTTGACGTGGTTCACACGCACAAGCGGCATGGACATCCCGCAGCTTATTGACGCTGTCGCCAACGAAACGATGCTTGTTAATGAAGACATCTTTCGTGAATGGGTCATGGAGGTCTATGACCTCGGACTTTGCGACTTGGAAGAGATATGCGAGATGGTTATTCCAAACCAGGTGTTGGAGTTTGTCCACCACCCCGAAGTTGATTGTTTGGCGATTGATTGGTGACGTTTATTCGTGGACTACGGTTCAGCTGGGCGCAGAACGCACTTTGCCTCACAAGTAAAAAAAAAAAAAAAAAAAACAATGTCAACTCGACGAAGTAGTAAGGAGAAATACCTGAATAATTCTCATTTAGGA